GAGCGTCCAGCGCTTCAACCATCTTCGCATATTGCTTCCTCCCCATATCGGCACGAGCCACGGCCTCGGCTTCCCGAAGCTCGGCCGCGTCCTTTTCGTAGAGCGCGGCGGCATAGCGATAGCCGCCTCCGAAAGCCAGAAGCACCGCAAGCAGTGCGCCCGCGATCTTCAGATAGGTCACAGCCCGGCCTCCTTGAGGCCCACTTCCCACGCATCATCCGTGATCGCTTCAGCATCGACGCCGCACTCATGTCGGGCGATCGCCTTCGCGATGTCCAGATAGAGGAGCGGGTCGGCCTCGAAGTTCAGACCTTCATCCGGATCACGGCGGCAGGCCGTCGCGACATGAAGCACATATGAGGCCGTATCGTTTTCATTTTCCGGAGCCCACCGCGTGATGATTTTGCGCACGGTGTCGCGTCCTCGCCTCTCTACGTAGGTGCGAAGCGTCTTCAGGAGCGCCCTAACGCCAAAGTGCATTTCTGTGAATGTGCAGAAATCCTGATCATCTTGCGCGGCGGCCAACCCTAGCCAGTCCTCCCCGTGGCGCAAGTTGCCGGGGTTGTTGTTCCGAATTCCTCGAGCGGTCATAGTCCCTCACTTCAGAGCATCACGCCAAATCTTCACGGCCTTCCCGGCGACGCACGCGACGACGGCAACACCGAAAGCGATGAGGACGACAAGGATGGCCGTCGCCTGCCATGTCAAATCATCTGCAGTCATGAGCTCTCCGATCTTCAAAGCATTTAAAATGTCTCCCATAGGCTCCTAGAAATGACTTCGCCTATAAAAAAGCCGCCCGGTTCGCTCCCGAGCGGCTTTTGCTATTTGGTCTTCTTGTCTTTCTCCTCATCATCAAGCCCGATCTGATCGAGCTTGGAGTCCACGGCATTCTCAAGGCGCTTCTCAAGCGACAAGAAAAGTTTCTTGAGGACTGGAGGCAGTGCATCTCCGAAACCCGCCCGCTCGATGTTTTCGACGATCGAGCCGAATTCGCCGCAGGCATAGGCGCAGAGCGTCACGCTTTGAAAAAGTGGCATGTCGTGGAGCACGAACCAGAAGCTCACGTCGATCCCGTGCGCAAGCGTGATGATGAAAAAGGCAAGTCCCTTCTTCGCCATCCCAAAGCTAAGGCGCTTTGAGCTGAAAGTCCCGGTCCGGCAGGCGGCCCATATCCCGGTGAGAAGGTCGGCCGCCATGAAGGCCAGATACCAATAGACCAAGGGGGCAACACTCTCAAGAGTCGCCCCCCAGATCACCCCCAATACCGCACCTATCTTTATCCACGCCGCCTCCGCCCCTACCGGTAGAAGCGAGTGCATGGCGTCACCCGATCATGGAGCGCCCGAACCAGCCTGCAGCGATGCCGAGGACAATGCCCACGGCAGTGACGCCGATCCAGAAAGCGCGCACCTTGCGGCGCGTCTCGGTGTCGAGCTGAGCCTTCTGGTCTTCAAGCCACGCCTGCGCCTTCTGGATCACTTCTTCCGTTGCGCCGTTCACGTCGAGACCGAGCTCCTTGAGCTTGGCGAGAACTCCTTCCTTAGTCATAACGACCTCCTTACTGTTTGAAAGTTTTTAAAGGGTTGCAATAGCAGGTGAGCTGATGCGTCTCCTCTTTCAAGCCGTCAAAGCTGAAGAGCTTCCATCCCATTGAAATGCGCAGGCACTTCGACGGCAGTAAGCTCCACTGCCGGATGACATAGAGGTGCCAGCAGGCCAGCTTTTCGCCGCGATAGACGCGCTTAAGCCAGTAGCCGGACTTTCCGTAAGGCTGATCGGACACGCCTTCCTGCCCGTCCATGTCGAGCCAGTCTCCCGGCTTAGTCTTCTGCCCGAGCACCGAGATATCGAAGCCGTAGCAGACGTTCCGGAGAAGCCACGCAACCCGTCGTCTGTAGGTGGCCCACGCCGAGGTACCCGGCCAGCGCTCCCAATGGCCTTTGTCGCCATCAAGAGGGTTGTCAGGCGTCTGAAACCACGAAAGCCACGAGGGCAGATAGCCGTCTGACTTCGCGAAGAACGGCAGGATCGGCGCGAGCAGCCTCCCAACGACCGCCATGACGAAGCTCAGCGGTAACAGACATATCCATTTCACATAGAGCATCAATTCACCCATAAAAAAAGCCCGCGCATTGGCGGGCCTGAGCAGACAGATAGCAAGAGGGGCCGAACTCCCGAAGAAGAACGATCCCTGCGGCTTAACGCCTCTTGCCGATCAGCCACGCCGCAATAATGACGGCAATGACGAGCCCATCAATATTGATGTCGCCCGTCACCACAACGATGTCGTGTGGCATAATCTGACACGAAGCAAGAGTGAGGGCATGCATAACCACCCCTTGCATCAAAGACTCAGCCCGGTGTTAGCGCACTGGGCTTTGTCGTTTCTACACCCCTTGCGGGGGCCTATCCTCCGGCGATACGCCGGGAATTCCTTGCCTCGGCCGTCGGTAGGTGTGGATAGGCAGGAACAGGCTATGTGCCGCGTCCTTGCTTCGTGCTGGCGGCGATTATACCTAGCCCCGCATGCTGGGCGGCAGTTGATTTCGTTCGATCTCGCTCTCGTAGCTCTCCCGGCAGTGGTTGTCGTCGAAGAAGAGGAGCGTGTCGATGAGTTGGTACGGCCAATCGCGCTTTCCTTCCAGATGCTGCCTCCACGCATGCGCCGATAGGCTTTCGTCGGCCCACCCGCCAAGGAGCGCATTGATAGAAACAGTACGCCGCAAACCTCTCTTTTCAAAGAGGGGACAAGGCGTACCCATTTTTGGAACGTGAAGTAACATAGCCATATGCGATCTACTACTTCTTCCTACATCGTCGAACTCCCGCTTCGTGTAAACGATCAGCAAAATCGTTTTCTCGAAAAGGCATTCGAGTTCGGCCGCATGCTCTACAACGCGACGCTCGGGACGGCTCTCGGGCGTCTTCAGCGCATGCGTGAAACGAAGGAGTGGCGGGAAGCACGGGACATGCCGAAAGGCAGAGCCCGCACCAAGGCCTTTACTGCGGTTCACAATGCTTTCGGCCTGAATGAATTCGGCTTGGTAACTATTGCCAACGATCATCGCAAGGCCAGCGGTCGAAACGACATTGGCTCACATGAAGCCCAAAGCATCGGCAAGACCGTCTGGCGGGCTTTGAAGCGCTACATGTTCCAGCAAGGCGGCAAGCCGCGATTCAAGTCCTTCAAGCGCGGACTGAACTCCATTGAAGGTACAGACAATCACGAAATCATGTACAAGCCCGAGCAGAAAGCCATTGTCTGGCGCAGGAACGGCATTAAGTACATGAAGCCCGACACGGACTACATGAAGGAGGCGCTTGCCTCGGACCGTCGCGTGAAATATTGCCGCATAGTGCGTCGAACGCTCAACGGCAAAAAACGCTGGTTTGTTCAGCTCGTTGTCGAGGGTGTGCCTCCCGTTCGCAAGGTCTATGCGCCCAAATGCGAAGTGGTCGGCATTGACCCGGGTCCGAGCCGCATTGCGTACTTTCATGAGCACCATGCGGCCATTGTTGAAGTAGCTCCAAACGTCGATTTGCAGGAATCGAAGATTCGACTGCTTCAGCGCAGGATCGACCGATCCAAAAGGGCGAACAATCCCGACAACTTCAATCCTGACGGAACCGTCATAAAAGGTTCCATCAAATGGATCACAAGCAATCGCGGACGCAAGCTGTTGGCAAAACTTGCTGAACACCACAGGCGGTTGGCAGCGACCAGAAAGCGCGACCACGGCAAGCTGGTGAACGATCTGCTCCAAATCGGCGGCACGATCAAGATAGAGAAAAACAGTTACCGATCCTATCAACGCAATTTCGGAAGATCGACCAATCGGACCGGTATGGGCGAGTTTGTTGCACACCTCAAGCGCAAGGCTGAAAGCGCCGGCTGCGAGGTCATTGAACTCGACGCATACAAGCTGAAGATGTCGCAGTACGACCCGGCAACGGATTCGTACCGAAAAAAGCCGCTGAAGGACAGGTGGCATCGCTGGGGGAACTCAGACACGCTCGTGCAACGAGATGTCATGAGTGCATTCCTCGCATGTCATGCAACTAAAAAAGGACACGACCGAGCCCTTCTCTTGCAGAAGTGGACGACTGCGGAAGCACTGTTGCGCGGCAGCGGTCTGTGTCGTCAACAACCTCGTAGCGATCAAGGAGAGCCGCAAGGTTCTTCGAGACTCACGAAGCCGAATTGCGCGAGCAAGGAGGAACGGGAAAGAGGTCTGCCGCAAACACTTTGTTCAATAGGTGACGTTCAGGCGGCATTGCCCCCTGAAAAAGCCTTGAGAGTGTCATAGTGAATCCTCCGTTTTTAAACGGGGGAGCTTCAAGAGCTGATCAAAGGCGATGAGCACCTGCTTCAGATAGCGCCACATCACTTCGTCGAGAAGTCAACCGGATGGAAGGCGATGACGATCTTTTCCAGCTCCTCTTTCGTCTTCGCCTTTTCAATCGCGTCGCGCAACTTCCACTTTTCCTGATAGGCTGCCAGTCCAGCCTGAATAATTTCGAGCTGCAGAGTCTTGAGCTGGTCAATACTGACTTGATGCCCAACGTTGTTAGCGTCCATGAAGATCAGACCGCCCCCGCTCTCCGTGTCCGCGAAGGTAGCTCTAGATTCCGCCGCCGTGACTAGGCCGTTCACGTCCTGCATGGCACGGGAGTCCGAGTCCGCTTCGAAGCCCAGAGAAGACTTTAGTGTCGCGCCGTCCTCATACCAAGACGTAAAGGCAGAGTCGAGGGCCCGCTTCTTCTCGGTGCGCACTTCCTCAACAGTCTTTTCCGGAATCTTTTCGATCGAGCGGGCATTCGTTTCCGGGTCTTGGACAAGGCGATAGGTCGCCGAGTTCTTCGTGAGCTCATCGAAAACAGTGCGGAGTTTGTGAATTCTTTCCGTCTGTTTGTGATGATCGAGCACGATGCCGACGCATTCCTCGGCCGTTTGCGGAATAGCTTCCGCCTCCCAGCCATTTTTGTCGGCAGACAGCTTGTAAAAGTGCTTCCCATCGTCTTCGGGGGCGGCGATGTCATAGCAGTCCGCGCCGAGCATCAGCGAGCCCTTCGCGTCGGCTATGCAGGCCACCATGCCATCGAAGTAACCGTCCTCATCGACGTGGGGGATTTCTTTGATCTCATTGGGCTTCATGTCGAAAAACCTCTCTACAAGAAAAATTGCGGCCTTGCGACCGCGTGAAAAGCGATACACCGTGACCGATGGCCACGGCCTCACCCTTCGGGTTCACCCCTCGGGGGTCAAAAGTTGGTGTCTCCGCATTTCCTACGGAGGCAGTGTTACTGATCTGAGCCTCGGACGATGGCCCGAGGTCTCTCTGATGCAGGCCCGGCAACTGGTCCGCAGAAAGCGGAAGGAGTTGGGGCAGGAGCCGCCCCGTGGATACGTCCTTTCAGACGCCTTCCGCCTGTGGTGCAATCTCAAGCGCGGCAGAATCACCTCCTACATGGATGAAAAGCGCCGCCTTGAGCGTTATGTCATCTCCCCCCTCGGTCGCCGTCAGCTCGACGAGATCACCGCTCCCCTCATCATCGCGACCGTCCGGCACATCGAAGCCGCAGGCCATCAAGCCACACTCAAACGCGTGCTGATGCGAACGCGCGAGATCATGGATTTGGCCGTCTGCGCCGGTTACATCCTTCACAACCCCGTTGCCAGAGTCAGCAGAATCTTCGCTGCCCCCATCGTCAGACCCATGCCGTCGATCTCATGGCAATCTCTTCCGGACGCGCTGGCAGTAGTCAAGTGCGCTTCAATGCGCACGCAAACCCTCTTTCTTTGGTCCCTCGCTTCCATGCTCCGGCCCGGAGAAACCGCCAAGCTCCGGAAGGAGTGGATCGACGGCGACACCCTCTCCATCCCGGCCTCTGAGATGAAAAAGGGACGCCTGCACCGCGTCCCCTTGACCCCTTTCATGCGCCTTCTCCTCGCCAAGGAAGCAACCCTCTCCCCGCACCCCAGAAGCTCCTACGTCTTCGCCGGGCGCGACCCTAGCTCCCACATCTCTTCCCAAGCCCTCGCCAAATACCTGCACGGAACCACGCTCGCCGGGAAACTGGTTGCCCACGGCCTGCGCTCTATGGCCCGCTGTTGGATGGCGGACATGGGCACGCCCTTCGAAGTCGCCGAAGCCTGCCTCTCTCACGTCTCAGGTTCTCAGGTCTCCCGCGCCTATCAAAGGAGCGATTACCTCGACGCGAGACGTGCGGTCATGCAGGCGTGGAGCGACTACCTTGAGCACTGTGCTCAAGGGGCCGGAATGCTTCCGCTCTATCCTAAGTAACGAGCGGCGGCAGACGGTTTTCTCTAGGATCAAGTTTTGGGGCTTGGCGCATCGCCGAACTATGACAGTCAAGCCTCAAAACTCGATGGATGAATGCCCGAACATAAGCGGCAGACCGGGGTATGAAGAAGAAGCCCGAGGCCAGTCTTTTTCAGGCCCATTCCGCCAAGTAGCGCACTACACAGCGGGATCATTTGATGGTCTGGATAACCAGAATCATAAAGGCGTGTACTTCGACGCGTCCTTCGTGTCGTCAATCTATGGCAGCTCGTCGTCGGTCCAACCTCCAGCGGTGGCGGCGCTGGCACTCATCAAGATTTAATGAGTATCAAAGCCGCCATTGCGGGAGGTTGCACAGAACTGGAGCTTCCGTAGATGCTGTGAACGCGAGAAGCATAAAAATCGATAAGGCACCCGTTATCGGCTCCACCGCCCGGAGCGCGTCCTTCCTCCCTTACTCGCGTAAAAGCCCCAGTAGCTGAGGGTACCCCGGTCCATTCTTTTGCGCATCGGAAATCGCCCGTTATGTTCGGAACGCAAGAGGGGCCGCTCTCCGAAGAAAACGACCCCTGCGCTTTACAGCTTCTTGCGGACGAGCCACAGGGCGACAATCAGAGCCAGCACAAGGCCATCAATGTTGATGTCCCCGGTCCAGATGATTGAGACCTGTGGTAAAGTCTCCCATGAAGCAAGGATGAGTTTGGACACTCTCAGTCTCCTTGCAAAACCGACAAGCCCAGTGTTGATAGCGCTGGGCTTTGTCATACCTGCATTAAGCAGGGCCGTTCGCGGCTTTCGTCGCGAATTCTGCTAAGCCCTTGCGCCGCGCCCGGCGATTTGCTTGGAGATGGAGTGCCCCCCTTGTGGTTCTCAAATTATTGCATGGATGACCGTCCGAACATAACGGGCTACTTCAGCAACAACGGGGATGGGCGGTTCGAGAATAGCAGTGGCTCTTTTACTAACAACACCTCAGTGACGCGTAGCCACAGCGGAAATAACGCTAATGAAGGTCGGGGATTTGACTTTAGTGCTTCGAAATCCTCGTCTTTTTATGGCCAATCTTCAACGGTTAAACCCCCGGCGATGTCGGCTTTGGTCCTGATCAAGTTTTAATGAGCGGTAATGCGGCCATGCTAGGTGGTTGAACTGTTCCGGTCGTTCCGTATAAAGATGAACACCTGTTAGCGTCCATGTAAACGGTTCTCCCATCCTCTGCGCCACCGCTATTCGAATGGATCCGGGGTCCTCCGTTCGTAAATGGTCCGGTGGTTACCATTGAGCCAGTATTGCCGTGAGAGGTGAAACTACCTGTGATGTTCGGTAACCCAGCTGAGTGGTAAGTGCCGACAGAACCAGTGTACGTTGTGCCTTCGAGGAAGCGACCGCCCATATTCGGCAGGCCAAAGGTTGTCACCCCGTCGCCGGTACCGTAGATCGTACCGATAGCTGCGAAAAGGGCCGCGTAGTCGGTTCGGCTCACATTCGCGCCGTTGCAGATGAGCCAGCCGCTCGGGACCGTGCGCCCGGCGTAGTGGATGATCGTGCCGGGCGGAATTAATGCAGATAGATCCGGCCTCCCGGAAACGTTCTCCCAAACGACTGAGTCTGCGACCTTCGCCGAAGCCGCCTTCTCCTGCTTGCCAAGATATGTAGCGTCGTTTTTCCTCTTGAAATGTTTGAGACCCGACGCATCCAAATATCCAGCCATGTCTTTTCCTCTTGAAAAAACCCCGCTAAGGCCGTGAACCTTGCGGGGTTTGCTTTTTTGTGCAATTGATTGGGTGACGCTCAGGCGGCTTTGCCCCCTGAAAACAACCTTGAGAGTGTCATGGTGAATCCTCCGTTTTTAAACGGGGGAGCTTCAACTTAGGCGCTAAACAAGGCATCGATTTCGGAATTACTTAGTGTCGTCATTCCGATGTTCGTTCGAGCCTGCAACTGCTCTTCAGTCGTAAGCGTCTGAGCAACGTACTTCACGCTATTGCTCTGATTCGCTTGTTGCGCGTAATACTTCGCAGAATACTCTGCTGTAGCGCCTTCGCCTTCAACCGGGCCGCCCTCTTTTGAAGCCCAGTCCTTCGCTTTTTGCGCAGAAGCAGACGACTCCGTTGCCTTCGTGCTTGCAGTAGTAGCACTGCCTGCCGCCGCTGTCTTTGAAGTATTAGCCGCAGATGCAGAATTGGCGGCATTTGTCTCAGACGTCTTGGCCGCCGCCGCACTCGATGCCGCCGCGGTCTTCGAAGAGAGCGCAGAGGCTTCAGAGGCGTCCGCCGCTGTTGCGCTAGCCTGCGACTGCTGAGCGTAGTACTTTGCCGAGTAGTCGATCTCAGCTCCATCGGGCAGGTTGTTTTCCGTCACCTTGCCGTCAGTCTTCACCGCCCATGCCTGAGCGAGCTGAGCATTCCACTTGGACGAATAGCCGTCATCGGCGACGGTGTAGTCCGTGCCGCCTTCGGTCTCTACGCCCGTCGTCCATGTCGCCCACCGCTTAGAAAGGTCACTATTGGCCTGTGATTGGGCGGCGGAGGACGCGGAGTTCTGCGCTTGCGTCGTGGCCTCGGTTACCTTTTGGGTCATCACGGCCATGTTCTGATTGATTTCTTCGCGGATGCCGTCCGTGTCGGTCACGGCCTGCCGAGCAATCTTCTTCGCCTCTTCCGCCGTCGCATTCGCCGCGCCGGCCGTGCCCACGGCCTGAGTAGCCGCAGTGCTTGCATTCTGAGCCATCGTCTTCGCGGCATTGGCCGTCGTGACGGCCTGCTGAGCCGTATTAAGCGCAGAATTGGCCGTTGTGACTGCCTGAGAGGCATTATTAGATGCCTCAGTCGCCGCAGTGACGGCATTAGCCGCGTTGCTCTCAGCCTTTTTGATGCGACCATCAAACGAATTGACGGTCGCGGTTAAGGTGTTGACCTTACCAATCGCAGAATTCGCAGTAGAGAGCGCCTCGGCCGCATTTTGCTGAGCCGTATTCGCCGTGTTGAGCGCTTCAGTAGCCTTATTCAACGCCTCGGTCGCGTCGCCCGTAGCCTCGAACATATAGTCGCCGAGGTCATTGATCGCGTCCTCTGTCTGCGTAAGGACAGACTGCCCACTTATTGCTCCGGTCGGCGTTTTGACGTAATGGAAATGAAATTCTTTTGATGCCATGCCTTACTACTCCGGCAGTTTGACAAAATAAGCGAGACGATAGAAAGGCGGACGGTCTAGCGTGAGCGTCTGCGCTTCGGATGAGCTCGTGATTGTGTGCGTATGCCCCTGCCCGCCACCGGTCGAGTTTAGATTCATCGTGTGCGAGTGCGAGCCGCCAGACGACGTTTCCCCGGACCACGTTCTCGAAGCCGCAAAGGACGCGCGAGGAGAGTCGTTTTCTGAGTCGCGGTTGTCGCAGTTGGAATAGTTCCCGTTTTGATAAAAGGCCCCCTCGACATAGCGGATCTTGTGATCGTCCACGGGGATCGCGCCTGTAATCTCCATCGTGCCGCGAGTGTGCGTATGCGCGCCCGCAGTCGATGAACTGCCTGTGTGCGTGTGCGCGGGCATCTGCTCGACCGTAAGCACCGTCTCCCCGACCGTGCCGTTGACGGTCACGCCCGGGATCGAGAGGTTGAGGCTACCTCCCGTCTGTCCCGCCTGCGCGACCGTGCTCGGCAGGAGGAACTTATCCATCAGGTTCGGGACGTTCCCGCCCAAGCCGTCTGTGCCGCCGTCGCAAAGTACGTACCGCTCGTCGGCGACGCTCTCGCCCCACGGGATCAGGCGGCGACCGTCAGAGCCGCCGAGCCGACAGTTGTAGAAAGGCGTGATCTGACCGGCGATAACGGATGGCGCATCAAGGTTCTTCCATACAGTCTTATCCGATCCGGGAGCGACTACACCCTTTGCGGTGTTGGGGCCGTTCGCTACGAGGCACCGGCACTTCGTACCCGTGGCGGAGAAGATTTCATTGCCCGGCTCATAGTCAAGTGAGGCGGAGTACTTCATGACCCCGCCTTGCTGGTAGTAAACCAAAAAGGACGAAAGCAAATTCAGTACGGAGTTAAAGTCTTCGCGTTTCGGCGGGATGCCGCCCTCACCGATAGGGCGGGAGTTCCATGCCCCCCAGCCTTCTTCTTGACTGAGTCGCCCCGCACCGGCTTCCTGAGCCGTCACAGGGACTGCGGCCTTGTCGCCGTTTTGGGCAATTGGGCACGACAAAAGATGAGGTGGATATTTGCTCATTCTTTGAACACTCTCTTCCAAACGAGAACGGCAAGACCAGCAGTCAAAGCCGTAAAACCGGCAATGCCGCACAAAATCAGCACGCCAATTACCTGAAGTAAAATTGTTTCTATGGATCGCCCGCAGTGAAGGTGATCAATAAAAGCCCCGCTTGGCCTGCACGTTAGCGGGGTTTGCTATTTCAGCAAGCTAATTCCAAAGCACACAATGGCAAAGGCTACAGCCGCGACCAAAGCGACAAGCACCCAAGCGGCCGCCTTGCCATGAGCCGGCAGATTCTTTTCGCTCAGCAACATCCGCACCTCCCGATTGATCTCCAGTAAAATCTTCATGTCTGATCCTCTTCATCAGATACGAAAAACCCCGCAAGACCGTCACTCCCTGCGGGGTTTGCTATTTCCGAAACCACTCAAGAATCTGCGAGATAGCTCCGACTATTTGTTTGAGGCCGATACCGATTCCGGCAAGCCCGATGCCATAGGCGAAAAGCTGACCGTAGAGCGGAAGATCAGGCGTCGTCATAAGTCTCACCAAGTCAAATGAAGGTAAAATATCCATATGTCCTCAGGTGAGTTGAGGTACAAACAACCCCGCAGGCCGCTACACCTGTGGGGTTTACTTTTTCCAAAGCTCTTTGATAGCCCTAACCGCCTTTGCGGTTACCAAGATCGCCACCGCATAAGCGATAACGTATATCGAGAAAGGTAGTTCTTGAGCCATATAGGGGGCCCTCACAAGGTCTAAAATAAAATCCATTGAACACCTGCGTAGAAGGTGGTCACAAAAAACCCCGCAAGGAGTCCAGCCCTGCGGGGTTTGCTTTTTTCTCGCTACGTGGCTTCGCGCTGAGTGAATCACGTTTCAATCGTTCGCCCGGGGTTAAATACCCCAAAGTCAAAGGGTTGCAGATCCTGCCCGGCGAAGCCGAAGATCTTCTCGTCCGGGTAAATGATAAGAAAGTTCGTCAGCACGCCAGCGGGCCGGTTCAGCAGTCCGTAGGTTTGAAGGATCTGCGCTTGGAGATCGCTGATGGTGCCGATAACGACGATGCTTTGAATCGACATGTTCTGATAGTCGACTACGAATACCCGAGTATCTGTCAGTTGCGACAGCATGTTGTTCATCGTCGAGACCGTTGCGTTGGCGAGGTTGCATCGCGCTCGATAGAGGAGCAGAAAGCGGTAGTAATCATCATCGAAGCGGCACCACTCGCCCTTGACTTTCAGAAGCCGGTCCACGCCGACGCGCTGACCCCACCAATCAAGATAGACGCCCTGCGCGGTCTGCATGTCCGCGACCATGCCGTGCAAATCCACCATATCTTGTGTTGCGTCGATCTCCTGCCGAACCTTCTCCGCGACGCCACGGATGCGCTTCGCGTGCGCGTACTGAGACTGAATGGCGTCCGTCGTCATGTCCGCGAAGTCGGCCTCGTCGCGCACGTCATCGACGTCGAGGATGTCTTGCCAAGTCTGAGTATCAGCCATGTCGGCCTCCGAAGACTAGCGAAATGGTCTCCTCGCTGAGCGTAGGACTTTCGTCCGCGGGCACATCGATGGACGTCGCCAGCCCCCTGTTATTGAGTCCGAGGAGTATTTGATTGATCGGGCTGTCCGTGACGCTCTGGATGCATCGATAGAAGCGGCTCGCGTAGACCGTAGTCGCCAGCTTCACGCGCGGATTCGAGAGCTCGCCGAGGAAGTCCGAGATGAGCGCTTTCTTGACCTTCGACTGAGTCTCAGCGTCCATACTATCGGCGAAGAAAGTCACCTGGATCTTGAGAGCAACCGCCGTCGGCCTCACGATGTTGTACGTGTATGAGGCGTTGAAGTGCTCCGTGTCCACGTAGTTCACCTGCGTCGTTCCGACCGTCCCGCATCCGGCGCTCTTGCGCTGGAAGATCGTCTCGGCGATGGCCTCGTCGTCGCCGCCCACGATGCATACCGCGATGCTGTGCGCCGTCAAGGTGATGCCGTACTGCTGTTGCGGCTGGTTCGTGTAGTTTTCGAGGACCACGCAGTCGAGGACGCCGTCGAGCTCAGAGAGGTTCGCCTGGACGTTCGCTACGGTCCCGTTGGCGTTGACTGCATAGCTCTCGATCATGCGATTCAGCAGCTCGCCGTCCGGCTCTGCGACGCGGCCCGTGACGCCCGCGGCGGCGTTCGTCACGCTATCCCAGCCCGCTATCACGGTTACGATCTGCGTCACCGTGCCCGGTCCGATCTCGATAGCTCCGTGCTCGACGGCCGAAAAGGTCGTCTCGACGGAGCCGGAGTCCGGGATCGTCACGCCACCGCCAACGCTGTGCCGGAGCTGATGGCCCTGAGTATCCTGCACGATCGCCCCGTATGGGATCACCGTCCCCCGGAGGCCCGTGCAGGTGCAGACGACGACGGTCGGCTCGGAGACGTGCCGCGTGAGGCCGTAGAGCGCCGCGAGCGCGTCGAGCCAGATGCCCGTTGCCGTGCGCGGGTTCAATTGGTTCGCCAGAAAGGCCACTTCGGAGTTCTTCGCCGCCGCCTCGGTCGTGATGATGTCCGCGACCTGCCCCATCGGGGAGGACGGATCGACGTTCAGCGGGGGATCGCCGTCTTTGGTCTTGAAAGCCTCCTGCAGGCCAGACGCGATATCGTCGCGGACCTCTTGGGTCGTCGGCACGACTACGCCGGACCGTGGATCAAATTTCAGCTCGGCCATTCATGCCCTCTTCTGTAGTGATTTCGATCTCTGCGCTCAATGTTCTTGTCGCCGGATCCAGCTTCTTAAGCGTCACCGAGTTCACAGTGAGCACACCCGGGACGCTTGACGCCGCCGTGCGCAGATCCTCGGTCGTGACGGCCTCCTGAATCGGCTGGGCGATCTGGTCCTCAAACCACTTTATACCCTGATCCCATCGGAAGACCGCGTCATGATAGAAGAGGCGTCCTTCGTTGCAGACATTCTGACAGATCGCCTGCGCGCCCCGGATCATCGAAAGATCCCCGTTGCCGTCCACCGTGAGATCCCAGTCGTCTGATAGCTCCGCCGTGTAGGCCGTATGCGTCATGCTTTCTCCTAGTGAGGCGTGCCCGTCTCGCCGTCTGGGCAGGTATGCACGTGCCCTTGCAGGCTGATGCCTCCGGCCGTAACGTCCCCGGTCGTCGTGAGGCTACCCGTCACGCTTGCGCCGCCGCCCCCGCTCACCGAGAGCCCGGACAAGCCGGAGATGTGCCCCTTCACGGAGAGGTTCCCGTCGATCTGCACGTTCCCCGTGATGTGTGTCTGGGGAGTGTTGATCGTCGCCTGCTGAGTGTTTATGTCGCAGGACGACGTCGCGTTGATCGTCTTCGCGTTCGTGTTCACGACGACCGTCTCCGGCGCCGTGATCGTGATATCTCCCGAGTCCTCGATGCGCACGAAAGTCGTCGGCGTCTGCCCCCAGAAGCCCCCGAGGTAGAAGCCATCGCTCATGTCGTAGCATCGGAAGCTCCCCGGCTGTTGCGGCGAGGCCCCTCCCGTGAGCGTCGAGACGTCCTGCTGAGCGAAGACCGCCAGTCCGACATCGCCCGGCTTCGGGTCGCAGATGAGAGCCGCCGTCCCATGCTGGAGCCGGAACCACCTGAGCTTAGGAATGGAAACAGGCTCGAGCGCCTCGCCGGACGCACTTCGCATCTTGACTAGCGGCGTCGCGCTCAGGTATCCAGCGCCCGCACCATCACCGGGACGCGTGATCGTGTCCACTCGCACGGGAATCGCGGTATTGACCATGCCCTTGATGACCGAGCGAATCAGAAAATCCAGGACGTTGATTTGTGAGCCCGATGTAAACGCGTTCTGCGGCTGTGCGTACTCTGACATTTCATTCTCCTAACCACATGCCATCAAAGGACGTTTCCCAAGAACTCGCCCCAGGGTTGTGCGCGCTCAAAGAATGTTGAAGCTGAGTGATCTTCCATACGCCTGAAGCATGAGGGACGATCGTCTGCACACTCACCGCCGCCGCCACTCGTAGCTCTGGACGGAAAAACGTCCTGCACTGGATGCCCGTATTCGTAAACGTCGGATACCCAATCATCCCTGTGTCAGCAGAGACAACGGGCACGCCGCCTTCTGCACGCCTTACGCCGTCCTTCGGCACAACGATCGTCTTGTCGTCATCAAAGATGATGTCCGCGCCTGCGGCATTCGCAACCGTTTTCATCTTTGTGATCGGGTCTCCGTAGACCGTCATGTCAGAAACCGTTGCCTGCACACCGTCGTTTTGATACTCGAACCCCGCCTGCGCACTCTGAGACTTGATAAAGTCCCCGACGTCCTGAGACCCCTGCACGCTCACAGTCGACGCGGGCTCGAGGAGCGGGTATGCGCCAACCTGCGCTTCTATCTTGAGCACGGGGCTCGAACCGTTGAGATCGGCGTATGCAACCGTGACGCACCCGCGAAAAATCACAGGCAACTCCTGCCCCTGCTCACCGGCCGCGATCTCTATCGCATTCCACCTACGACCGAGAGGCTTGAAGGCGAGTGTCGTCAATTGCCCCATGGTGTCGAGCGACAGGCCGTAAATCTCAACCTGCGCCGTCGCGAAATCCACGCCCCCCGTCTTTGAGATTGCTACATTCGTGGCAAAGCCTTGGAAGGTGTGCTGGTTGTTCACACCGCTCTTGTCAAGAGTGATTGTTACTCGGATGTCCTTTAAGCTGTAAGTGCTCGCCATTCTTCTTCCGTCGCGTAGTTGAGCGTAAAGCGGTCGCCCAGTGCATCGTATTGAGGCGATGCGGATTTTCCACCGCTGTCAAGAAAGAAAAGCCTGCCTGCGAAATCAGGCGTATTCCACACGGGGATAGGCGACATCGTGCGGCACACGTGGCTGTCGCAAATCTTGACCTCATCAGCCGTTAGCGTGAGATACAAAAAGCCGCCCATCTGCCGCAGATTTATAACGCAGTTTTGCCCATCAAGGACGATGGAAAACTCCTGATTAGGAAGCGTCTGCAGTGGTATGCGTATCATCATCTTCCTCACGAAAAGAGATCGGCAACGAGGCCCCCTTGCGCCTGCCCCGTCTGCACCTTGTTCGCTGCATTGGCGCTCTTGGGTGCCCACGCAACAGACGCCCCGCCGACCTTTGCCGATTGCACCTCTCGGAAATCAACATGGATTTCAAGCGCGTTAGCTCCGTTCGTTGCCGAGCGTGTATAGCCGTACGACACGACAGCCATGCGGCTATACACCTTAGAGGGCGTTAGGATGCGAAAGAGCTGCACACCGCACCGGTAGGACTCGAGCCTGGAAACGGCTTCCTGCTGTGCCTGATAGTCGCCAGAGAAAAGGAGGCTGACAGAACACTCGGACGGCTGAGGCACTTTGTCATAAGCGTATAACGCCCCGTTTTCCTGCGGCTCCGTCGGAACATTGGCTGTCGAGTTGTCCTCGAATCCATCAAGTGCCGTGTAGCCGCAGAACGGCCGCGCATTCTCGTCAACGATTGCCCAAACTTCGGCCATCATTTCCTCACTTTGAAATTACGCCAGACTGCGCTGCCACAAGCATGCGATTTCGACGGCTCAACGCATTGTTCATCGCGCCGCCAACGGCCTGCCCGACGGCCTCAGGGTTGCCATTCGTCTGAATGTTGTTTGTCACCTGAATCTGCATGTCGTTCGTCACGCCCGGGCCTGCGATTGCAGACTTAGCCGCTGCAAAGCTCCCGACAGTTGCCTGCATAGGCGTCTCGCTGAAGAAGCCCGAAAGCGCATCACCTAAGCGAGCGAGCGTGTCGGAAGAGCTTTCCTGCGATGGCATGCCGGCGTAGGCAACCGGAGCATCGTACTTGACACGAACGATCTTCGGATCGTTTACTCGAACTGGAGCTTCCGCCCCCTTCTCGTCGCTATCGTTCCCCGAGAAAAAGTCCGCAATGCCGCCGAAAGTATCCTTGATGACGCCCTTGGCAGAGTCCACGACGCCTGATGCCGCGCCCTTGATCTTCCCGCCAATATCGAGAGCATCAAAAATCCACGCGCTAAGTTGGTCGACCAACGCCTTGAACGAGCTCATCGCCCAGTCAATGGCAGACTGTATCCCGCGTTCAATTGCGTCTCCTATAGCGTCACCCAGTGCGCCAACAGCCTCAATCGTTTGCTCGATCGAACCGGCTACGCGATCCGGCAGGGAGGCGAAGAACTCACCGACACCGCCGAAGAAATCCGCCACGCCTTCTTTGAAGGAGCTGCCGATTGACTTGATCGCGTCCCACAATTCGCCGAGAGCCTTGACGGCTTCAGCCGGGAGATTGATGAGGGCGTCAAGCCATTCCTGACAGGTCTCGCGGATCGCCTGAATCCTTTCATCAGATACGCCGATAAAGCTCAGGAAGCGGCCGAGAATCGAGTTCCCGCCCCGAATGAAAGCGAAGAGATCATCGAAAGCCAGCGCGAGAGCAACCACAGCAGCCGTTACGACGGCCACGGGGTTCGCGAGCATCGTCGCGTTGAGCGCTGCCATGATGCCCTGACCGCTCTTGAGCACCCTGAAAAACGTCGACGAGGCCGTGATTGCCTGAATGATCGACCGCCCATAAGTAGCGGCCAAAACAGTCCCGACCCCCGCCAAAACGAGCTTGACTGCGCGGCTGTGCTCTCTGATGAAGGCAACGCCGTCGCCGATCACCTTTAGCACTTTGTTCACGACCGGGAGCACGGTAACGGCGAGCGCGTTGGCGAGAGCCTGCGCCTGATCCGTGAACTGCCGCCAACGGATGTTCATCTCGCGCGCGGCTTTTGCCTGTTCCGGGGTAAAGGCGACGCCCTTGTATGCCTCGGCCGCATCGGTCGCGCTGTCCTTGAACTTAGTAAAGACTGCGGCCGCATCCTGACTCAGCCCCATCGCATTCAAAAAGTGCGATGCCTGCTGATCGGTCATGCCCTTGACGGCCTCGCCCATGCGGAAAAACTCATCCGCTGAGCGGCGTTTGTCTACCGTCCACGACTCAAGTGCGCTTTTGAATGCCTCCTCGCTACCGCCGGCATCACGATTAGCCTTCGCCCACGCGTCGATCTTGTCTGTGGCAACGCCCGTTCTCTCGCTCAGAATGTCGAGACTCTCGCCCATCTGAGAAAGATTCTGAAAGAGCAGCTGGCCCGAAAAGACCGCGACGAATGGCGCAACTACCCGCTTGAAAAGCGTGCCGAGCTTTTCCATGCGACCTGCCAGATCATCCATGGCGCGCCCTGTGATGAGCGAGGCCTTCTGCCCTGCCGTTCCGATCGCCATGATGCGCTCAGCCACCTCATCAGAGACTCCGCCGAGCATAAGCGTCGACTTGGACGCGCTGGCTGTCATCTGATCGATTTCGGCGCCGCTCACTTCCATCCGCTTGCCGAGGTCCGAGACGGCCTTGGACGCGTTCTCGAGTCCTTTGTTCAGCTCCTCGCTGTCGAGGCCGAGAGCGATTACGAGTCTGTCTACTACGCTAGCCATTTTCTTTCTCTAGCCTTTGTTGTGCGAGCCACGAATGGTAGTTGCGGAGCTCTAAAACCTCGAGGAGCTCATAGGCCTCCTCGAGCGTCAATTTTTCTTTGAGTTCGACCATACTGGCCAAACCTGCGGCGACAATCGCGCCGCAGATTTTGGGAACATTCGCAAAGGACGCCACCCCCTTTACTTTGAGGCAGGCGTTTCGGTACTTTGCGGCATAAGGGACTTCAAGGCGTCGCCATCGAAGAAAAAACCGAAGTTCCGGCGAAGTGATTCAATCCTGAGCTTCGTCAGCGTCAACGGGCTCTCGATGACGGCGCACGCGGACTCACCTTCGAGGCGGCGCAGCGCATTGCCCTGCACAAGCGTGCAGCACGAAAGGAGATCGTCAAGCAGAGGGCGTGCCTCGTCGTAGGGAATCGTGAGGATGGTCTTCAGCAAATCCGCGGGCTTGTCGCTGAAAACCTGCTGAATGTCGTCAACGTTACGCCCCATGGCAAAAGCCGCGCGATACATCCACTGCTCGGCCTTGTAAGCCGACATGGGCGTAATCGTGAAGCTCTTGAGCGTCGTACCGTCCTGCACTTCAAGCTTAGAGATGTCCATTGCTCCTCCTTACAGCACGCGCTCAAAGTCAAAGCCCCACTGCGTCGGCTGCATCGTGCGAGACGCCGCCGACATCGGAGGAGCGCTCTTGAGAACGCCCTTTACGAACGTGCGCGTGACCCCCAGCGAAGGGATGTAGCACGTTAGAGTGCATTCATACGGCTTATCGTTCGCCTCCATGCAATCGCGCACATACTCAAGCGCAGAGGCAGACGGAGAGGAGGCTTCGAGCGTGAGCGTCACAGACGAAATGTTCTTGATCACGCCTGCCACCATGTATCCATCGACAGAGCGACGCGTTTCCGCCATCTCGATCGAGTCGCTGGAGAAAATGCCGTCGGCGCTGAACTGCTGAAGCTGAATGCCGGACGGGTAAAGCTCATCTACAGTGAGAACGAGCTGAGTGTTCGCGGACGTGACGTCAAAATTAGAGCTGGCCATTTTATGCCCCTAAAAAGAGGCCCCAACGGTCAAACCGTCAGGGCCGATGATGTTCACTAGATAACTGCAATCACTTCTGCGGAAAGAGCCTGAACGCTTCCCGCATACGCGTAGAAGATTGTCACGGAAGGCGCTTCGCGGTTCGCACGACCTGCGGCATCGGGCAGGGTGATGCCGAGCCAATAGCCCTTGGAGGTGATCGCTCGAATCACGTCCTCGCCGTCGTCGCCCGTCTCCTGCATGATCTGCGCTTTCTGCGATTCATTGAGCGCGAGACCGGCGTCAATCACGCCGTTATTGATGCAGCGGTTAATCGGATCCTGGCACCACGCGCGAATCAGTGCCTCGCCTGCGGCGTTGTACGGTACTCGGTTGACATTCTTGAAGCCAGACATGCAGCTCGTCTGGATCGCGGAGCGCAGATAGATCGAGCCATAGAGCACGTCAACAAAGCCGTAGAAGTCGCTAGAGAGCGTTCCGCGGTTGAAGAACTGGAACTGATCGTTACGCGTAGCGTACTGGCCGATGAAGTTGATGCGGTTGCTCTCAAGCGCGTTCGCAACGGATTCCTCGAGAACGTTCGGGGAAAGGCCGGAGGCATACTTGGCAAACCAAGTCTTCATGCCCTGCGTGCGGTTCCAAGCGATAGAAGCGCCGCAGGCCATTGCCATAGCGGAAAGTCCCCACGTCGGGAAGTAGATCGGGACTACGACGTCGTACTTATCAACAATCTTTGCAAGTGCGCCGTTCGAAGCCGTCAGCGTGCTTTCAAGATTCTTGTCGCTAGACCACGGGAAGTAAACGAAGTCGTCGTAGATGTCCGCCCACGCGGCAAGAGCTTCAATTTCTTCAAGCTCGGCCTCCCAGAGGGTCGTAAAGCCCACCCAGTTTCGCGTGACGGCGCAGACGGCTTCCATGTTGGCCGCCTCGGTCATGGCATCAACACCCTGAGAGACGACTGCGCCTGCGGCCTGCGTCAGGCCGAGCATTTCGCTGAGGTCGGTGCCGCTGTCGGACTTAGAGGCGTAGCCAATCGTTGCAGCCTTGCCCTTCGTGTCCGTCGTAAACGTGAAGGCGTTGAGGTTGCTGTCGTACGTGCCCTTAACGCCTGAAATCGCCGTAGCAATCTTCGTCGCGGCATCAGAGAGCGAGGCAGCAGAGGAGAGATTGATCGAAGCGGCCTTCTTGTCCTGACCGCCGACGCTAATCTTGAAAGAGCCGTCAGTGATTTTCTTCAGGGCTTCGAGCGTAACGGAAAGCTCGCCGCCGCGAATCCAAGCGCCGTCAGCCTCGGTGACACGGCGTGCGATCACAAGAGACTTCGGCGCGCTCTGCTGGTTCTGCACGCCGCTGAAATACTGCTGAGCAAAAGCCGTCTCTTCGGCTTCGGCTCCGAACATGGCGGACACATCCGCCGTCGACGAAAAGGCCACCGCGGGCGTACTGGCGGGCAGGACAGTGTTCTTCGTGAGCAGGAGCCCGTTGGTTTCTAGATCGCTACCACCGCCGCTGATTACGCGCGGGGAGACCGCAACGATGCGGGATGCGGGCAAAGACATATGGATATCCTCCAATAAAAAAAACGCCTTTGAGGGGCGCTCTTGGGTAAGTTAATTAAGACAATGCACATCAGCGCGGCGGGAATCGCACATCGACGTTATGCACGCCGACATGCACGGCATCAGTGCTTTCAACATCAAGCCTGACGACGTGCGTGTAGGTGATGTGGAGCGTCGTCGTCCAACGCTGAACGAACTGATTTTCATCTACCACCACGGTTGTATTGCGAACGTCATCAGCGTAGAGACTGGATAGGCCGTACTTCTGAAAGAAGTCGCAGCCTGACACCGTTCTGGCCACCGTCGCGACCGATTCTGCGCGCATACGGGCCGTTTCCGGATGATCGCTATAGACGTCGACTTGAACGCTCATCTCGACCAATCTAGAGACCACGGCGTCCATTTTCTGAGTCGCCGTGTCCCACTCATAGGCCTCGACGGGCGTCCCGATCTCACGGTGCGCGATGATCGTATTAACGACGTAATCGCGCGAGTCCGGCAGAGAAAGGTTGTTTTGATTTCCCGCGATGACGTGCGTAGCCTCAAGGCCGGACATCATCAGCAACTCGAAGTCTTTGACGGCCTTGTAGACCGTCTCATCGGAGACGATCGTAGAGCGCGTAGGAGGGCTTTGCATCATAACCATACAATCCCCTGCGGCGGGCTTAGCTGAAGCGTAGCGCGCACACTCAACCAGTTGACGCCTGAAAAGTTTTCTAGAACCGCATCTACAGCCCATACAGTCCCGTCCTTACGCAGGATGTAATCCCCTGCGCGGGAGATCGGGCGAAAGATGCCTGCGGTCTGTTTTGCAAAGTCCTTCGGGGCGAATAGGTAGAACTTACGCACGACCGAGTTTGCCCCCGCCATGTCGGCATGGAACAGCGCCGCATCGCCCTCGCTTTGCACCTGTGCCAGGACGCCCATAGTGCGCTCGTACTGCGGAGCGGCAAAGCCATTTTCATCAGGCACTGACCCCGTTGAGTGAAGTAGCTGAACCTCCTCATCCGGGTGGATCGCATTGATCGATCCGCGTACCACTGCATGTAAATTTAGCCCCATACAACTCCCAGATTCTCAACCGTGAAGCTCATGTTCACTTGACCTCAAAGGCGATTGAGTGAAGCAACGCCCCCGACAAAACCATCGGTTGCGTCGTGGCGGAGCTGGCTTTCGACGAGTGATTTTTTCCCCCAGTCTTACGCCCTGCAGACTGCGCGGCGTAAAGCTCCATCGTGAGCGGCGCGCGCTCTTGGAACTTTTCCTTTGTCGTCCCGCCACTTGCAATGGTTGCCTGCACATCCTGCGCGGCCACAGTGCCCAGTACCGTAAGCGCCGACGCAGGATCCTTCAGCCCCTCGAGCGCCTTCTTCAGCACGCCCTTCCACTTTTCCTGCTCGGCAACGAGCGTCCCCCGCAGGAACGGGCGGGGCGGGTTTACTAATGCCGCTCCAGGCTTGATGGCCGCCTTGCTGAAGTCCGGGCGTCCCCGATCACTTAGGGGCACCGGACGTCCAATGGCACCACTCAGGAAAAGCGATTGCTTCGGCGTGACGCGTTGCACCCAGCCGAACTCAACGTACTGCGCGTATTCGGCAATGCTTGTGTCAGTCACCCCCACCTCGACCACTTTCGCGGCGCGATTCCCGTACTGTTTGGCGAGTCCCTCAAGCCTTTGCGTCACCTTGCCTGCGTCAACCTTGATGCCCATCATTACCCCCACGGGTGATAGTTGTCAGAGACGTACAGGCGTCCTCCGAGACGGTATTTGCCCGTCATCATCCAATACGTAGACCCACAGGGCGTCTGATTCCACCACTGCGCGGACTGCGAGTTGCTCTTGATGAGATCGAAGGATGACGACACCGAGCCTTCTGATGCACTGGCCACGCGACCGGGCTGATCGCCGCGCGTAGAGAGCGTGGCCATATGACACAGCGCGTAATAGAGAAGCACTTTACGCTCGAGCACTGGGGGCGTCGCATCAGGATCGAACGGGGCAAAGCTATCTGCGTCAGTCGTGCCGACAATCGCCCCCACCTGATCCCACAGCACACCCAAGAGCACATCATTGATGACGGCCTCCGTCAGCCCCGGGAACCATGAGCGGAATTCTTCAATATCAAGCGCTACGTCCATTTTTAGGCCTCGATGTCTTTTACCTTCTCAACGCCGACCGAAGCCGGATCGACAGGCTCGACGCCCGTGCGCATCTCGGCAATCTCATCGCGGCGCGCCTTGAATTCCTTCTCGCTCCTCATCTCCCAGAGGAGCGGGGGCATGGCGGTGAAGGCGCGCTCGCCACCATGTTTGCGCTTAATGTCCTCCCAGTCTCGGCGTGCTACGCCCACCAGGACGGCATTCCCTGCGCCGAGGAGAACGCCCTTGGCCTGCCCCCTTAGCGCGTGATTAACCCCCGGGAAAACAACGGTTTTCGCGCCACCATTGCCATTGTCAACGTCATCAAACTTGAGCCCGAGGGGCATGCCGCAGGCAATGTAAATGATCTCATCGCCTGCGATGTCAGAAACCTTCTTTGCTTCCTGCTCAGCGGTGTCGGCAATGATGCCCGTGGTGCCGAGAACAGAAGCCTTACGAGTACGAGTAGTGCGAGCCATAAAAAACCTATTCGTGACAAGAGGTTGGGCAGGGCAGGCGTGAACCCGCCCCGCCGTGGAGATAAAGGCCGTTCGTGACGGCCTGCGAGTTTTAGATGCCGACCATCGTCGCAACGAGGCTCGGGCGGCGAATCACGCAACCCCACGTGCCAGCAGTTGCCTTCTGCGTGAAGCTGGATTCATGCGCGATCAGGCGACCGAGGCCGAAGGCGCGGGAGAAGGCGGAGAAGCCCGTCTCGTCGCCATACACTTCCTTGACCGTCATGTAGAGCATTTCGCCGGCGGCCGTGGAGAGCTCGGGAAGCTGAACGATTTCGATGTTCGGATAGTTTTCCTGCAGCATGACCTTGGCCGTCTTGCCAAACTGGTTCGGCTGAGTCAGGTAGCCAATCATCTTGTTGGAGATGCCCAGAACAATCGGGGCGTTCACGTCAAGATGACCGCCATTGTTAGCAGTCAGTTCCTGCCACAGCTTGTTCACGTCATTGAACACGAGCGTGGCCGCGTTGTTCGGGTCGGCCGCGATCTTTTCAGCCCACGTAGATTTGCTATTGACCGACACCGGAGAAATCGATTCCGGGATGTTCGGATCATTGAGCATGCCGTAGATTTCCATGCCCGCAACGCCGTAGAGCTGGAACTTGTTTTCAGCTCGGGCAATGATCTGCGCGGCCGCGTTCTGCTTGCGAGCAGGGAGGTTGACATTGGCCTCGGCGAGCTTCGCCGTTTCGAGATCGCCGTACTTAATCGTCGTCTGATAACGGAAGTTCTGGCGAACCGGGAAGTTGTAGTTGACATCAGTGCTCGTGCCGTTCGCGAAGTCGTTGTACGGCGAGACCTGACCGGCCACTTCTTCCACGCTGAAGGTCGCGTAGTCCTGCGTAAAGGAGCCAACGAGCGTCTTGTCAAAGAACTTCGTGGCATTCGTGACACCGAAGAGCACATCAATGATGCGCGGGTCGACGTACGTGTAGAGAGCCGCAGGCGCGCCGACGTTCGGCTGCGTGGAAAGCGCGGCATCCTGTGCGAGCTGGTCGCGGTTGATGTTCTTGAGGACGATGCGACCGTCCTTTTCATCGAACGGCATAAAGCCGACGGCGTACGGAGCCTCGATGCCGCGCGCCTTGGCATTCAGAAAGTTTTGATCCATATGAATATTCATGGCCTTTGCTCATCACAAAGGCCACTCCTCCAAATAGTTTGTTTAGGGAAGCGTTGCAAGCGCGGTGCCGATAGAGCACGTTCCACCACTCGCCGCCGTGACCGCGTAAAGCTTTTTCGTCGTAGCGTCCAGCACGATGTCGCCGACGGCGTAGGGAAGTTGCGCGTTGGTAGGCGTGAGCGCCGTTGCGGCAATGCCCGTCTGGCTATCAGCGAGAGCGGTTGCAGAGACACGGAAGCAAGAGCCATTCTTGCCCGCCGCCCCAGCCGCGCCTCGTTCGCCTTGGTCGCCCTTGGCGCCCGCAGCCCCCGTTTCGCCTTTAGCCCCAGTCGCACCCGCGACACCCTGAGCACCCGTTGCGCCTTTGAGCCCCGTGAAAGCGAAGGTAAACGTCGGCGCGGTCGTCGTGCCGCCCTTGCTTACCGTGACCTTGGGCGTGCCGACGGTGGCATCAACAGTGGCCGTAGCGGTAATCGTAGGCGTAGCGCCCGTTTCACCCTTAGCGCCCTGTGTACCAGTGTCGCCCTTGGCACCCTGAGCACCGGCGGCACCCTGCGCGCCCGTCTGACCGCGAGGGATGCCGAGCTTCAGAACGCCACCCTCGATGACAGCAGTTGCAGGAGCCCCGGCGGCGAGCGTCGTTGCCTGCGCAGACTGAATGTCAACGCTGGCAGCGGCCTGCAGTCCCGTCTCGACCTTGTTTAGCTTCTCGGCGGTGATGATGTCGCCGCGTTTCCACAACGTAGGAGAGTAAGCCATAAGCCCAACCTCCTTAGCCCGCGGAGGCCTCGTCAACCTTTGCAGAGTCAGCGAGAGCGGCGGCCATTGCGCCGGTCGCAACCGTAACGCCAAAGTTCTGATAAATCACGACATCATCCTTGGCGGCGCTCTTGACGCCGCGGGGGAAAATCACTCGCCAACCCGTGTCGTTCGTAGTGCCGGCGGCACCATACGTAATGGCACCCGTGGCCGGATCGCACAGGACGGACTGGCCTTCCGTAACCGCGCCCGTAGCGACAGCATAGAACTGGCCGCGAATGGCGATCGGCGGGCAGGCGCCCTGCGGATAGACCTGCGATGCGTCAGCAGTGAGCGTCGGAATCGAAGCGATAACGTCACGTTCGACAAAACCGACGGGCTTGGCACCGGACGTGCCCTTGAGGGAGACGATGTTCGTTTCACCCGTAACGTTGCCCTTGAGCGCCGTAGCAAAGCAGAAAGTACCTGCCTGAACGGTGCCGTCGGAGACGTAGTTGAAGGCCGTGTAAACGGCCTGCTTCGGATTCACTTCCTGACCAGCAATGCCGACGGCAGGATCAGTCTTAACAACTGCCTGAAAACCCATGATTAATACCCCTTCTTGATTTGAGAAAGCTTAGTGGAGAGAATGGAGTCGGCCTTGCCCGTCTTGAGCTGGGCGTCCTGAGCGAGCGAGCGCTTGGCAGAGACCTTCTTGCCGGCCATGAAGGCGAGATAAGCGGTGCGGGCGGCTTCGGGACGAACGCCCTTGATGCTCACACCCTCCTGCTCCAGCGCGGCCAAATAGACGCTTTCGGCAGAGTCGTAGGCATTGAAGCGGACGCGACCGAGCGTCTGAGCGCACTCATCCATTGCCGTAAAGCGTCGAGCGATGCGGCGTTCGACACGCTTAAGCGCGGCGTCCTGCCCCAGTGCGCGTTCTTCGCCTTCGGATTCATGCTCACGATCGAGCTTTTCAGGCTCGGTCTTTTCCTTTCGTTCGCCATAGCGCACACCCTCGGCAAACGCCTTCTGGAACTCTTCAGGCTCCTCGTCGTAGCCGCAGGCCTTCAGGCCGTCCTGGATGAGCTGAGCGCACTCGTCCTCATCTTCGGCAGGCTTTTCGGCCTCTTCACCGATGTTGATGTCCTCATCTTCGGCCTCGGCTTCGGCATAGGCGAGCCCCTTGAGCGCATCGGCAAAGCCTTCGGCATCCTCAGGCTTCATGCCCTTGGAAACCATTTCGGCGATGATTCGCTTGATGGCTGCGTCCTTGTCCTCGTCAGCGGCTTGCGCCTCTTCAGCGGGCTTGTCGACCACATTCCCCTCCTCGTCCTGCTCATGCAGGTCTTTGATCCCATCGGCGGCAGCGGCGATTGCGTCAGCAAGTGCCACCTCCTTCTTCTCGACGGCAGGATCGCCGTCAGCTGCGGCTACGGGAGCCGCGTTCTTTTCCGTCACGTCCATAGGTTGAGCCTCTCTTAAGTGACTGTCTTGCACCAACACATCGCGCCCCGCGCGGCCCTGCTCCACCAGCGCAACATGGTTGGCGGTAATGTCACGCATAACGAAGTCATAGTCTTCGCCGTCCGGCGTCTTGCCAGGGATGAAGTCAGGGGTATATCTGTACGAAAGAGACAACTCACGCATCGACCCATCGACGATGCGCTTGATTGCATCCTCAACAGTGAAGTGCAGCGAGTTGTCTAGGTATGGCGCTCTAAATGCGCCGTCTGTCCCAGTGGAGCCGACGCGCGTTTTGATCTGCGGCGCGTCTGCGTAGTCTGGATGATGGTTGAGCTGAATCGGGATGCCGTTCGTGCTCTCGATCGTCTCGGGCTTGCTCAGCTCCTCTGGCGGGCAGTATCCGCGATAGATCTTCTGCGGATCGAGCCTCAGACGCTCCCAGTCAGGCACCTCATGCCCGTAGTACGGTCGCACCTGCGCTTTGGTCAAGTGCGAGACGGTGACATGGAGGTTCCCGTTCTTGTCATACCTCCTCACGCTCTCGGCATCTAGGGCAAGTAAATAGCGGTCGTTGTTCATTTCAATATGTCCGATATATCTAGACGGAAAATGCATCGGCAAAACGGCAACAACCCGGGCGTTACGTTCTGGCCTACAGCCGGGTCGTAAAGCCCCTCGGAAAGGTCGAAGCGTTTGCCGTCCATTGCGATATGCGTCTCGCGTGATGAATACCGCCCCGGGACGTGAACCCATACCGCGTGCTTGATGCCCAATGCCTCGGCGTTGCCGCGTTGGATGCCCTGACTGACTTTGATCGACTGATCAAGCGCAACTCGCTTGGCACGGGCCTCCGTGAAGCCCCTAGAGGCTTTCAGCACGCTTTCGATCTCTCCCAGACTCTGACCCTCGTAGAGGCCGCGTGTAATCGTCTCTCGCACTCTGGCGAGGTCATCCGCCTGCATTTTGGTGATGAGCCCCGTCATGCCGTCCACAAGCCCCGGCAACGCTTTTGCTGTGCTCGGCGCCATGTATCGATTCTTGACGATAGGGATCGTCCATTTTTCTTTGAGCAGAGTAGGAGTGATGCCCGCGCGTATCAGCGCACGCCGCTGGCTCGCTGTCACGTTTTGCGCCATTGCGCGGACAAACCATCCCGAGACGAGCTTTGCGCTTTCTCCCGCGTGAATCATCCACCGCGCCATTTTCTCGGTGAGACTCAGGTCAAGCTTTCGAGCGGCATCGGCGGGATTAGACGCTTTGAAAGCGCGTATCGCCTCATCTATGATCTTTTTCTCTTTGCGTCCCCACAGTGCGGCGTCCTGCGCAACCGTCTCGACAGGCTGCGTGAAGCAGCCCGAATCGATCAGGTTGCGCAGGAGCTCGGCCGTTGCCTCGCGCGTCTGTTTCTCAATGAGAGCAATCAGTCGCTTTTGCAAGGCCGCCTTGAGCCCGGCATTCGGCTCGATCGCGGGGATCGTCTTGATGCGTTTAGCCATTCAAGCCACCTAGGGACTGAAGCAGTTGCCGCGATTCGTCGGGCGGGTTCGATGCTGGAGCAGGCTCTGCCACTGCGGTCGTTGCCTGCTGAAGCGCGCCAAGCAAGCCCTCGATATCCTCAGGCTCCCCTTCGGGCACCTCGTCACTCAAAAAGCCCAAGTGCATCGCCGGCTCTTTCTTGACCGCTTCGCGCATTTCCTCTGCGCTGATTGCCTGAACTTGTGCAAGCGTTGCAAGAGCGCCTGCGCGCGTCTGAGCGGTCATGGCCGCGCTGGCTTCATCTTCCTTGCTCAATTCGTTGAAGTCGAAGGAGATATTCGAATTGATGCTCCCCATTTCGACTAGTTCAATTGCCTCTAAGCAAGTGTTAATTGCTTTGCGACGCAGCTCTTGCTTGGAACGAATGTAATCGTAGTAGTTACGAATATCGCTTTCGCCCGTTGCGTTGAAGCCGCTAGGACTGATGCCCAAGAGCTTCACGGCAGGCGTGCGGTTGATCGACGCAATCATCTCGAGCGACTGGCGCACGACGTCCGTACAGCCCGCGATTGACGTCTGCACGTTCATCACACTTTCGCCTTCCTTGTCGCAGACGAACACGGCGTTGTTATCGCGATAGCGCTGAAGCGCCTTCATACGGATGTCGAACAACCGCACCCCGTTAGGCGAGTTGAAGATGTCATCCGTGCTCGTCTGGAAAACGAGAAGCGAGACCTTGCGCACCAAGTCGGCCGTATAGACCCGGCACTGATTCCAGTGCATCACGTAGTCCCAGAGGATCTGAGCCTGCGGAATGCCAAGGAAGTTGTATGCCGGTCGCAGAAGCGTCGGCGGCGGATTGTCAAAAAGCCTAAGCAAGCGCGACTCATGCACCTTCGTTCCCAGCACCCAGAAGTAGCGGGGCTTGAGGTAGTCGGACTTGAGCGGGTCGATGGCGTTGTAGTCGCCCGGCGATACGTTCACAGGATCGACCACGACAAACCGGAGCTTCGTACCCGGCTGTAGCTCTGCGCTTTCGTTTGAGTAGCGCAGGGGCAACTCGGGATTTTCCGTGCCGGTGTCGACGTAGATAAAAGCCCCGCCCATGTATCCGGTTAGTGTTGCGGCCTCATGAAAGAGCGTGCGTAGGTGGTACTTCTTCTCTTGAAGTGTCTGAATCTCCTCAACAGCCTCCGCGTCATCGCCCGTGATCGTAATCCACTCGCGGGTAATATCATCCGCAACGGTCTGCACGCAAGCACGGATCATGCCGTTCTGCGCAATCTGCTGAAGCGCGCCGTAACCTACGAAAGAGGTCACTGGGTACTGCCCGAGCTCGTAGCCGTGCTGTTGAAGGCTGCGATGAATTGCGCCATAAAAGCCCGCGTCAGAAAGTGCCTCATCTTGCGCTAGGCGCTCTTTTTCAGACACCCCGAGAGTCACCGGAGGGGCGAAACGCTCCCTCACCTTCTCGACCGTCTCGAAGAGCTGAGTGGCTTGCGGCGGCGTGCGTAGCGTGCGGTCGATCTCCTCAAGCGCGGCGATGCGCTTTGCCTGCGCGAGGAGTTTGCCGTTAGGCGCTTGGGTTTTCGCCGTCTTTCTTTTCTTCTTGCTCACAATGCTTAATCTCCACTTTGCGCCATTCGCTCAGGAATCGGCGGAAAACGCGGCGCCTTGCGGCCTGCCACCGCACATGCCCGACCAAGTCGACAACGGCCTCAACTGCCTTTGCAATTGCGAATATGGCCACCGACGCGCCTATGGCATACAAGATGATCAAAGCGCCCCAAGCGCGTAACGTCAGTTCAGGTTGCATGAGTTGTGCCTACCGTCCAAGTAAGTAAGCTAGATTCGTCGGATCGATATGCAAGCCGCTGTGCTTATTTAGATCCGTCAATGCCTGGCTCATCGCGTCGCAGTTGTGAACGAGTAGGCCGTTGGCATAGAAGCAGTGCGCGTCCTCAATCGTCAGATTGAAGACTGGCTGCCTGCTTCCGGACTCGCCAGATGGCTCGACATTTTCTGCTACACGTGACAGAGCTTCCTTTCCGGTACGGGCCGACGAGAGCTGTGAAGTTTGCTCCGCAGACCACGCAAGTTCGGTCTTCCGGCTTCGCATCGTGGTCGTAACGGTATTTGACTTCGCATTTCCTAGAGCAATATTTAGCGTCGATTCTTTTTGCGAGGAAGAGCTTCCCGCAACAGAGGCAGTTGCATTCTTGCTCGGCCTTGGGTTGCTTCGCGTGCTCCCTGTGCCAAGCGCGTCCAGCCTCACTTCTGTGCCAAGCGGACGCGAGAGGCCTGATCCGGTCAAGGTTTCGACGAACCCTTTCAGTATTGAAATTGATCGTCTTAATGTGTTCGCTGCGCGATAGGCACTCAAGGTTGCTGAATTCGTTATTAAACGGGTTGCCATCCTTATGGTGAACTTCCCAGCCGGAAGGGACTTTTTGCCCAGAGTATTTCTCCCAGATGGCGACGTGCAGGCCTTTCGCGCCTTTCCGCCCCTCGTTCGTGGTTGACTGGCTGAGGTAATAACGTCCTTTCGATAGAAGCCGATACGTGACGCCGTCGAACTGGACGGGATCAGGATGCTCGCCTCGGTCATTTGGCGAAGTGTCAACCCCAAGCATTCGTTCTCCGTAACTTGACAGAAAGCCTTGAAACGCCCTTTCCTTGTTAGGAAAGGATGATCCTTTGTCGCCGTGATGCCGTACTTCGTGATCGTCTCGGCCTCACCGGTCATCCCGGCGACCAAGACTCGCTTAATCCCCATCGGGGTGATGACGTGGTCTCCGGCCTTAAGGCTTTCGATAGGACGGTCACCCCACGGCGTGGCGATCAGAGTCCCGGCCGCGAAGCACTGGTCATCGTGAGCGCCAGACGGGAAAGCGAGGAGCTCAGGAATGAAGTCCTGCGCCACCCACGGATAGCGGTCCGGAGGCGGCAGGTAGACGTTCCGGGCCTCCCAGAGCGTCGTTACCGCGTTCGCTCGGGCTTCCTTGCTCTCTTTCGGAGTGATCGGGATGATGCCGGTCACTTTCCTTTTGAGCGCGCTGATGATCGCCGGGCCGTTCGCCTTGTCCTCGATGAGCTTTCGGGTAATTCGCGGGTACTTCCTCGCGGCCGCTACGAACTGCTCGAGCGACTTCACAAAGTCCCAGCGTCCCCGGAATTGGTCGATGAGGTAGAAAGCGCCGTCCTTTCGTCCCCACACCTGCCCGACCACGAAGTCGGATGTCGCGGACTCTTTAAAAGTCATATCCCACGAGATAACGGCCGCGTCGAAGCGCTCCGGGAGCTTGTCCCAGTGCTGAATCCAGTCGGACTTGAAGAGCCCACCGCCGCGCGGCATCGGTCTCTGCTGAAGCTGGCCGGCCGTCGCGAAAGAGCCCATCGTTCGCTCCATCTCGGAGACTTGCGCTTCGGAGAAGCGCTCCGGGAAGAGTAGCTCTCCGTCCTCAGTGCGCGGGTCCGTGAAGCCGATGCATGTCGCGCACCGGCGCTCCGGCTCGAAGCGCATTGGGAGCATCAGGTGCTCATAGCCCAGCTGGCGGCTCAGGATGATCCCGGCCGTATCGCGCTCGTGCAACCTTTGCATGATGACGATGATCGCCGAGTCCTGGTTGTTCACACGGGACGGAACGGCCTCTAGGAAGGTCTGCTCCGCAGCGGAGAGCGCGGCCTCTGAAAAGGCGTCGTCTACGCTCAGCGGGTCGTCGATGATGATGCGGTCGCCTCGAGAGCCAGTGAGGCTTCGGAAAGCCATAGACTCACGAAAGCCAGTAGCCGTGTTTTCGAACTTCTTCTTTGCGTTCTGGTCGCCGCACAGTTCGACGCTCCATCGCTCCTGATACCAATCGGAGGAGATCAAGCGTCGACACTTCAGGTTGTCTCGGATTGCGAGGTCTTCCTTATGCGCAGTTGTCAGATATCGCAGAGAAGGATTTCCGCCTGCGCCCCATTCCCAAGCAGGAAAGAAGACGCCAGTGAGCAGTGATTTCATCATGCCCGGCGGAACGTTCATCAGAAGGCGCTTGATCTGGCCGTTATGCACTGCCTCGAGATGCTCGCACATTGCATCGAGCGCCCACCCCCACTTGATCGGTGTAGCAGGCTCGAGCACGTGCCATGCCATCTTGCAGAACTCGGACAGGCTGCGCCGCGCAATCTCCTGATCAAGTTCGATCAGTGTCGGGAGTCTCGTCATACAGCAACTCTCTTGCGGCCTTGAGCTTTTCCATGTCGATCGTGGAAAGATCAGGCGTGTCGCTCTGAATCTTCACGGTCTTGCGATCGCCGTAGCGCGAATCATCACGCCACGAAATCTGGCGAGCCTTCTCCTGCATCAGCACCTTGAAGGCTTCAACAGTTCCCTTCGGAAAGTCATCGCCGTTCAGCAATCGCGTCTGCAGTTCATTGTTCAAATTTGCTTGAAGCTCAAGCAATTCATCGTTGAACTTCTCGGCGCTTGCTTCGCGCGCGCGCGCGGAGTGAGTGCAAAACTCTGGATTGGTGTCTTTCCATCTGCGAAGAGTTACCGCATCCGGCATGCCAGGCATCTTGCAAATCTGACGCTCTGACTTGCCTTCACGAATCAAATCACAGATTCTCTCCGCAAGCTCCGGCGTATAGGTTGATGGTCTTCCGCCCTTGGAGGCGTTCGGTTTTGATGCCATAGCACCTCCTTTTCTTTTGTGGAACTTCAGGCATCGTCCTACCCCAAAAAGAAAAGGGCCTCTCCGGAGAGAAGCCCTTGTGCTCAGGACCCGGAACCAGTGAAGCAAAGTGAAAAGCTGGTTCGGTCCTGGTTTGATTTTAGGCAATCGACAGCTGAAGCCTATGGCCGAGTGACCGAAGAGTGGCCTCAATACGGTCGATCTTCGTAGGATGGCGAACGTCGAGAATCCGCGTCACTTCAGGAAGCTTCAGTTCGGCCTTCTTAGCGAGTTCGACGCGAGAAACACCATCGCGCGCCATCGCATTTGAAAGCAGAATTTTTGCAACCTGATTTGCGCTCAGATGAACAACATATTCACCGGGAAGCGCAGGTGACGCCTCCGGAATAAGTTCTCCATCTTTAATACGGAACTCGACACAATCCTCGACGGCATAACGGGCCCAATTTTCAAGAGGCTCGCCATCCACGGAATATGACAGAAGTTCGGGCAGATCCCGGCAACGAACAATCTCAGTGCCGTCCTTAAGCTTTTCAAAGCGGCATGGAAAATCGAAATTTGACATTTGTCAGACATACGATCATGCAGCAAGCCCCGCCGGCTAAGGCGGGGGTGTGTTTTATTTCTTAGAGACTTCCTTCAGGCCAAGATCGCGAATGATGTCCTTGCGGATACTTTCATTCATCTCTGCGCCGGGGTGTCGAGGCATGGTTTGCGTTTTTGGGTTCCCCGGGACTCTCAGGCGAAGGTGTCTGGTTCCGTGGGTGACCTCAACGCCTCTCGACTTAAGCCACCGAAGAAATTCACTTTGCTTCATGATCTCCTCTATTGGTTGAACACGTGAATATTCTACCATGAGGTTAGCATTTTTGCAAATGTTATGTATTTCGACGCTACTTATTCCGGCATCAAAAAAGCCCGGTCATCTCTGACTGGGCTTACGTTTCTTTCGGGTGCAAAAAGGCTGCCCCGTGGCAAAACTCTCGAAATCGCAATGGAAGTCGGCTAAAAATTGTATGTTCAGTATATATACCTCAACCATCGTTGTCAAAGTACGTTTTGATGATTCTCTGGAACTTCTGACACACGCCATCAAATGCACGCAAGAAACCGCGATACGTCACGCGTAGTTCCCTAGCGCACAAACCGACGTGCTTCCCTTCTCCATAGACCATTTGAAGCACGCGCTTTTCCTGTGGAGTTAGCCAGGGTCCCCCATAGGCAGCAGATAGCTTTTCCGCATCAGCCATATCAGCACTCGAGATTGGAGGTTCGTTCCGGTACTCCTCAATAGCTGGAGGGCCATACTTCAGGCGGAGTTCGTTTAATACCTGAGCTGTCGGCGAAGGTAATGATTTCCTGCGAGCTCGAATGCACCGACTCCAGTTTTGCAAGCGTTTGGAGAATATCGGATCGATCATGAAAGCTCCTCGATGTAGACGGTGACGGATGAGAACTCTGCGTACGTTTTGGCAGCAGAGACCTCAACGACTTGAGCGTCATCCTTCCACGCGATGCCGTTGAGTCCATCGCAGATGATTTTGATGATGTTGTCCATATCCGGCTTCTTGGCAGGTCGTTCGCAGCCCTGCAGGCATGCTGCGCGGCGTTTCTGCGAGTACGAAGCAGGCACAGGGAAAGCAGCGAGGATAGAAATCTTGACTGCCCCGCGCATGATGTCTCGGTTGCACATCGCGTACTTGCCAAGAACGGCTACACGGGCCTCGTAGCGACGGGTTTCATCGGGCGTATAGGCGTGGCCGGTGCGAGAGAAGCGCGGACGTGCCTTGCCCTGAGGCGTACCGGGAATGTTGAGCTTAACCACGGACTTTCTTCTCCTCTCGAGTGCGTTCTTCATACTTCGTAAAGCCGGCTGGGCTCCATGCTTTGATCTGATCGAGTTTGAACGTCAGCCCATAGAGGTCAGCGAAGATCGTAAAACCGCGTCGTTCGCCGTAGAAGCGATCCCAGGCTCCTTCTTTTAGGACGAAGAAGAGCGCGGCACCTTCAGGCGGATAGGTGGAGATGTCGTCGATGTCCACCTCGGTGAAAGTGAACGGCAGGCGCTTCGGCGCGTGTTCCTTGGAAGGCGGATCGATGGGCATGAGACGGGAGACTTTCTTGAGCGTCATTTTTTGTCCTTTGCTTGTTTGGCTTTGAGTTGCTTATCGATGCGCCATTTGTCGAAGGCGGCGCGAAGAATCTTGACGGTCTTAATCCGGCGTTCGATGCGCTCGGCGTCGGGTTCTGGATCGAAGTTCGGGCAACTGTCTTTCGACTCGACGGAGCGAAATCGCTTGTAGCCGCCGATCTCCCCGGGGAGAGAGCAGTAGACGAGCCCGCGAGCGAGCAACCCCCACTGACCGCGGTGGAGCCGTCGGGGATCGCCTTTCGGCAGCGGCTCGAGCGGTGCGCAGTTGCGGCAGCGAAGACACTCACTCATGTCGCTCCCTCATGATGAAGGTCGTCCGGCTGATCCACCGTGAGAAGGCGTGGATGAAGCGTTTGTGGATTCCGGTAGAGGGTTCCATCAGAACACCTCCTCGGGCTTCAGGTTCGCAGCCGACTCTTTCACGCGGTAGTCGCTCCACATGCAAGCGATGGGGAAGAAGAGTTGATCGATGCGGGAAGCGAGAGCACTCCCCAGAACGTCTTTCAGCTTGTCGATTTGGAGATTCGTGATGAGGATGGACGGATATCCGTTACGGGCTCTTGCGTCGAGGACTTCCTGCAATTTGTTCGCCTCAAAAGGTGTAAGGGCGGAGCGCCCGATCTCATCGAGGATGAGACAGGAGACGCGTCCGAGCTGTCGGATCATCTTGACCTCAGACACTCCAGTAGCACCCCGGAAGAGAGCGAAGAAGGTCGAGGCGCGCATGTAGACGGGCTCGATGCCTTCAGCCTTCAGGGTGAAATAGATCGACGACGCGAGATGCGTTTTGCCGGTTCCGGTGCGCCCACAAAGAGCGATGCCGAGGCGCGAACGCTCCTTCGGCTGCGTGACGACGCGGGACACAAGGCCCTCAGCGAAGCGACGGCAGAGCCTGAGGACGCGAGCGGCTTCAGTGCAGGTCGGCGCGTAGTCGTTGAAGGAGTGTTCTTCGGCGCAGGTCGGAACGTCCGTCTGCAGCGCGTCTGCGAATCTGGTGAAGGCGACGGAGAAGAGATACCGGCGCTCATTGGCCTGTTCCTCAAACGATGGTTGACGCTTCTCCGGCGCTTTCGGCTGAGGATTCTCTTTCGCGAGAGCCTTCATCTTTTCGGCCAACTCGATGATGTCGGTCAGGGTTCCGATAGTGCAGAAGGTTGTTCCTGCCACCGCGCGGGTGAAGCTTCGGTTCGGTGATGTATTCGTCATGTTGTTCTTCATGCGTAGTGCGCTGTATCGAAGTTGTCCCAGTCGTCGTTAGATGGAAGTTGGTACTCAGCCTTAGAGGCGTTCTTCTGCTCGAGCTTCTCGCGTCTGTACCACTCAGCCTTGAAGCCCTGCCAACCACGCTCACAGCAGGTAGAGAGAGCGGCTTCCAGAGAGATGCCGGCTTTTTCGGCTTCCCGCTGAATTCCCCTGAGGGCCGTTTCGGTGATCGGCGCTCGACGTTTCGTTCGGAGAGCGGAGAAGTCTTCCCAGACCTGCTCGGAGACGGACTCGGGCTTTTGGACGTTGGAAACACGCTTGCGCTTCGGAGCCGGAGAAGGGTGGTCACCCTTTTCGGAAAGGTGGGCACCTTTTTCAAAGGGTGGGCGCTCACCTTTTTCATGCGGCACGGACTCGAGCAAATCGGCGATTTCGTCGTCAGACATTTCCGGAGGTTGTGGAGCGCCGGCAGGCGCGCACATAACTTCCCTGTTCCTTTCCCTGTTCTTATTCCCTGTTTCACCCCCGAATTCGGGGGTACCCGTCCCCCCGTTTTCGGGGCTATCCGTCGCCCCGGTTTCGGGGGGACCCACGCTTTCGGGGTTACCCCGGTTTTGGGTCAACCCGTTTTCGGTGCTATCCTCAGTTTTTTTCCGTTCCCATTCCTGAGGATTGAAGCCGAGAAGTTCGTAGCTGATTGCGCGGCCTTTTTCGACAGCCACGTACGTCTTCTTGATGAAGCCTTTCGACTGCAGGAAATTTGTCGCGGTAGAAATCGTGTCTTCCTTGAGCTCAGTTACCTCATGGAGGTACTTGATGCCCGGAGTGCACTTGCCCGTTTTGCCGTTGTGGCAATTCGCAAGCTCTACAAGTACTTGTTTAGCGCGGGCATTACCTACCCTCTGCGCCCTGGCCCATCTCTCTGCGGCATAACTCATCGCGCATCTCCTGCCGTTATGACGCCGTTTGAATTCCGTTGCGATGCCTCGACTTGATTCAGTACTCTTGCTACTGCCAGCGTTTCATTAAGGTAGGCATCCAGAGCAACAAGCACGATGTCCTGCCGCGTCAGACCAAGCGCAAGAGAGATCAGGTCGACTTTATCGACAAGATCCTTGGGGGCCTTCACGCGAACATCGATATCGCCCTTGCGAAGTTCTGGACGAATGAACATCAGTTGGCCTCAGCAGAGGTAAGCGGCGGGTAACGCTTCCAGACCCGAAGTTCTGGAAAGCGGAATCGAAGATCGTTTTCACGAGTCGCTGTGAGCCCGTTTTTTGTCCATGCAAATACTGACGGCTGCTTCACACCCACAAGTTCGGCGGTCTTCCTTTGACTACCGACCTCGCGAACGAGATCGCGAGCGATCGCAGTTGCACGCAGATTGCTCTGTTTTGCCATAGGTGTCTCTTTACATTTATAGATAGTGATAGAAGTAACTATATCACAAGTAATAGACATTCCGTTCACGCTAACCGATAGGCTTGTCTATCATGACAACGCTTTCAGAAAGAATCTCTTGGGTGCTTCAGCACTTCCATATCTCGCAATCGGAGTTAGCCACGTTGGCGGGCATCAAGCAGCCCTCTGTGGCAAGTTGGGTGTCGGGCAAGACGAAAAACATGAAGTCCGCTCCGGCTCTTGCTATTTGCTCCAAATTGCCTCTCAATCAAAACTGGATCGTTAATGGCGTAGGAGACCCTCTTGTATCAAACGACCAGCTTCCCGCTAATCAAAGCAATGTTGAGCCTATTCGTGGGAGGATGAAAAGGATTCCCATCCTTTCATATATACAGGCTGGAGATCCCACGTCAACAGGGCAAATTGCCGCTAGACAGGCAGCAATCGAAAGCGGAGATTTCATTTGGGTAGACATGGACCTGCCCGACGATTGCTACGCCCTCAAGGTTATTGGAAGTTCGATGGAACCAGATTTCCGAGAGGGAGACATCATCGTCATTGACCCTACTATTCATCCGATGCCTGGTGATTTTGTGATTGCTACAAGGGGCAGTAAGTTCTCAGATGACATGGAAACAACCTTCAAAAAATATCGTCCCCGCGGATATGACGAATATGGGAATGAAATCTTCGAATTGATCCCACTTAATGAGGACTATCCAATATACAACTCGCGCACAGAAGGACTTGCCGTCATTGGCGTTATGGTTGAACACCGGCGGTCATATCGGCGAAGACGATAGAATGCCCCTGAACCTTCCTTAGCCCGTTACCTATACGGGCTTTTTTATACATGCTTGTATAGCTACACCTATTGACATTGATGATAGACATGTTTATAGTCACATCTATCGGCACACATATAGGCCGATATCTCCCTCCCCCGGCCGGAAGCTGGGAGGGGCACCGGATGATGATTAGTCAGACGGGCGACGGAAAGCCTCAAGGCGCGGAGCTAGTACCTCCCGCCGAGCGGACAAAAACGCACACGGGCAGACC